ATTAACACATCAGGACGTAAGGGTTCAATCACTTGTTGCAGCCAGGTTGGGTAATAAAAGCACACTTGAAGAAACACGAACACAAAGGTTCATCGACATAGCCAAACGTGGCTTATTACCTGTGCCTGTTAGGTATTACGCGGCTCACACAGGACGTTGGGGCGGTGATGATAAGATAAATTTACAGAATTTACCTAGTCGTGGAGCGAACGCAAACATGCTAAAGCGTGGCATAATTGCACCACAAGGATACTCTATAATAGATGCGGATTCAGCACAGATAGAGGCAAGGGTGTTGGCGTGGCTTGCCGAACAAGACGATTTGACCCAAGCGTTTACCAAGGGCGAAGATGTATACAAGAAAATGGCATCAAAAATATATGGTGTAGCAGAGAGCCAAATTACAAAAGACCAGAGGTTTGTAGGTAAGACCACAATATTGGGTGCAGGGTATGGCATGGGGGCGCAGAAGTTCCAAGACCAACTCAAGACATTTGGTTTTGACATGGAGCTACATGAAGCACGACGTGTAATAAAGATATACAGAGAAACAAATCACAAGATAAATAAACTGTGGCGTGATGCTCAGTTGTTCCTGAAAGATGGTAACACGTTTGGTAAGAAGGGGGTCTTGAGTGTAGAAGATGGCAAGAAAGATGACAGGATAGTTCTGCCCTCTGGACTGCATCTGCGCTATGACGATTTACAGTTCACTACGACAGATAAAGGTGTGGAGTTTGATTATAAGACAAGACGTGGTCGCGTACGTATATATGGCGGTAAGATAATAGAAAATGTGTGCCAAGCCATAGCTCGTTGCATAATTGGAGAACAAATGCTACAAATAGCAAAGAGGTATAGAGTTGTCTTGACAGTACATGACAGTATTGCGTGTTGTGTCAAGGACGAAGAGGTGGAAGAGGCGCAAAAATACGTCGAAGAATGTATGCGGACACCACCAGAATGGGCAGAGGGTCTACCGATAGATTGTGAATCGGGAACAGGCAAATCTTATGGAGAATGCGATTGAGCGTAGCACCGTGGTCATACAGTAGAATAAAGGCATTTGAACAATGCCCCAAGCAGTTCTACCACATGAAGATAGCAAAAGACTACAAAGAGCCATACACAGAAGCTATGCGTTATGGCACAGAGTTACATGCTGTAGCGGAGGACTTTATAAGTGATGGTACACCAATACCAGATAAGTTTGCCTTTCTCAGAGGCCCCCTGGAGGCACTTGAACGTAAGCAGGGTAACAAGTTTACAGAGATGCGTATGGGTTTGACCGCAGATCTTGAGCCTTGCACATTCAAGGACAAAAACGTGTGGTGGCGTGGCATAGCAGATTTGGTAATAGTTGACGACACGAAAGCATGGGTGGTAGACTATAAAACTGGACGAAGTGCAGAGTATGCAGACAAAGGACAACTGGAGCTTATGGCTATGGCTACATTTAAACACTTCCCTGCTGTGGAACAAGTCAACGCGGCTTTGTTGTTTGTTGTAGCGAACAAGTTTATAAAAGCAAAATATACAACAGATATGTTGACAGACCTATGGGATAAGTGGTTAGCTAGTTTTAATCGTATGCAAGTTGCACATGATAATGACGTATGGAACGCACGACCTAGTGGTTTGTGTCGTAGACACTGCGCGGTCATAGAGTGCGTATACAATGGGAGTAACTGATGCCGTACACGAAATCACCTAGACCCTACAAGAAAGAATATAAGAAACAGAAAGAGCGTGGTGAACACCCTGACAGGATGGAGCGTCAACGTGCTAGGAGAGCCTATGATAAAAAAGGCATCAGTCGTAAAGGTAAAGATGTGTCACATAATAAGATGTTAAGTAAAGGTGGCTCAAACAAAGATGGCACAAGGTTAGAAAGCCCATCGAAGAACAGAGCAAGAAACGGACAGAAGAAGAAAAAGAAATGAAAAAGAGAGACCCCAAAGTCGGAACAGGTAAGAAGCCAAAAGGATCAGACAGGAGATTATACACAGATGAAAACCCCAAAGATACAGTCCCTATTAAATTTGCCACTGTGGCAGATGCCCAAGCAACTGCTCGTAAGGTTAAGCGCATCAATAAGCCGTATGCTAGGAAGATTCAAATTCTTACTGTGGTGGAGCAAAGAGCCAAAGTCGCAGGAAAGCCAAGGCAAGCCGCCATCGCAAAAAGGGCAAAGCAAGAACTCAGAGCCAAACACGAAGCGAAAAAGGGGGCGACCAAGAAAAAATGACTAGACAAATACAAAACAAATTAAAGAAAGTAGCCAAGGGTCTAAGTAAAGCGTCAAAGACTCACGCGAAACAAGCAAAGACTATACAGTCGGTGCTAAAGACCAAGAAGAAAAAAGTAAAGCGTAATGGTAGCTAGAGTAGAAACTATAAAAAAGAAGATCAAGCAAGGTAAGAAGTTAGGGTTTAGCGAAAGAGCCAGAGCCGTCAATAAAGGCATATTACCTAGCAAGGCAAAAAAGAAGAAAAAGAAATGAGAAAGAGAAATGCAAATAATAGACAACAAGGCTTTACTGTTACGGCTACGTGACCCTGATAAAGTTATAAATGCTATACCTAAAAGCAGAGCTGTAGGAGACAATCAAGTGGTTGTTAACTGGGGTTTGGAAGAGGCAAGGAGCCTGAATCAGCTAGGTATAAAATCACCATCACCCATAGAAGCAAAATACACATGGACAGGACGATACAAACCATTTGACCACCAAGTTTCGACAGCATCATTCCTTACTTTACACCAGAAAGGTTTTTGTTTCAACGAACAAGGTACAGGTAAAACAGCAAGTGCCATATGGGCATCGGATTACCTACTGAAACTAGGTATAATAAACAGGGTACTTGTTATATGCCCGCTCTCGATTATGGATAGTGCATGGCGTGATGACTTGTTTACATTTGCGACGCATAGAACTGTATCAGTAGCACACGGTTCAGCAGATAAACGGAAGAAGATAATACAAGAGGGTTCAGACTATGTGGTTATAAACTACGACGGTATTGGTATCGTATTAGATGAACTAAAGAAGGGCGGGTTTGACCTGATTATTGTAGATGAAGCCACACATTATAAGAATGCTCAGACAAGACGCTGGAAGTTGTTACGTCAACTAATACACGATAACACGTGGCTGTGGATGATGACAGGTACACCAGCCGCACAGAATCCCACAGACGCATATGGACTAGCAAAACTTGTTAGCCCGAACAGAGTGCCAAGATTCTTTGGTGCGTTTAAGGACATGGTTATGTTTAAAGTATCACAGTTTACATGGAAGATACGACCGAACGCTACAGATGTAGTGTTTAGAGCGTTACAACCTGCCATACGTTTTACAAAAGACCAATGTTTAGACTTGCCTCCTATGGTATACACCAAAAGACAGGTGGAGCTTACCGCTCAACAAAAGAAATACTACAAGGAATTAAAAACAAAACTTGTGTTAGAGATTACAGGGGAAGAGATAACCGCCATAAACGCGGCTGTGACTCTTAACAAGTTACTACAAATATCAGCAGGTGCTATATACACAGACGAAGGTGACATATTAGAGTTCGATATAAATAAAAGGTACGCAGTGTTACGTGAGGTTATTGACGAATCTAGTCAAAAAGTTCTTGTGTTTGTGCCTTTTAAGCATGCCATAGATATACTTACAGATAGATTACGGTCAGAGGGTATATCTACAGAGATAATACGAGGCGATGTTCCTGCACATAAACGCACACATATATTCAAAGCGTTCCAAGAAAACACTGACCCACAAGTACTCGTGATCCAACCACAAGCAGCCGCACATGGTGTTACATTAACACGAGCTAACACAGTGGTGTGGTGGGGACCAACCAGTTCGCTAGAAACATACGACCAAGCGAACGCACGTGTGCATAGGTCTGGTCAGACACATAAATGCACCGTAGTACAACTGCAAGGGTCTGACGCAGAAAAGCATGTATACAAATTATTAGATAGAAAAATAGACGTACACACAAAATTTGTAGAACTTTACAAAGAAGTGCTTGACTAAGTCACATTTTGATATTACATGTTAATAGATAACAAGAGTAGGAGAGAGATATGGGTGACAAAATAACCCCTGACAAATTGGCGAAAACGTATTTACGTATAAGAGCAGAGAGATCTATGCTGTCCGCCAAGTATAAGGAAGAAGATGGCAACCTTATACGACAGTTAGACACAATAAAACAGGCAATGCTAGATCATTGTGAAGATCACAATGTAGAAAGCGTGAGAACTTCTGAAGGATTATTCTTTCGTTCAACTAAAAAGAAATACTGGGTCAGTGAATGGGATGCAATACACAAGCTCATTGTGGAAGAAAATGCACCTCAGTTACTTGACAAACGTATCAATCAGGCGAACATGAGAGAGTTCTTGGAAGAGAATCCTGATCTCAAGCCAGAGGGATTAGAGATTGAAGAAGAGGTAACAATTTCTGTGAGGAAAGCATGAATGAACATTTTGTACCAATAGAGGACGTAGCTAAACATTTTAGTGTGTCCGTATCAACTGTTCGTGCCTGGGTACGTCAAGGACACATACCAGAGGATACCTATGTGAAAATAGGTAATACTTATAGGTTTCGTGTCGGTGAAGTAGCCACGGCATTAACTAAGGTGTCTAGTAAACGTAGCGAAGAAACAGTGAGCGAAGATTCACTAGCGGAACTAGATGAAGATTTATAATATAGAGAGAAGGAGAGATAAATGGAACAATATATTATAGAAAACGTAGAGGCTCTTTGGCCTAAAATAAATACAACCTACCGCTTTGATAACGTAGCTAGTAGGTCTGTGACATGTGAGGCTACGGCTGATGGCGCAGAGTATTCTATACAATTTCGTATGGACAATGCCACTGCCAAGGCTTTATATCTAGCTATGTCTGAAGTATATCAGGCTAATAGAAAAGACAAGTGGGCAGAAAATCTAGAGCGTTTATTTGTCAAGGACGATGATGGCATGTTTACGCACAAGGCTAATTTAAAAGGTGCGTACAAGAACCAAGCTACTGCTAAACCTATACAGGTTGATTCCAAGGGTAACAGATTACCAGCTGATTTCTTGTTGACCACAGGTAGCACAGTTAATATAGCCGTATCGTTTGTTCCATATGACATGGGTGGCAAGCAGAATGTTTCACTGCGTCTTCGAGGAGTACAGGTCATAAAGTACATACCTTATGAAGACAAGAATCCATTTAAAGAGACTGATGGATATGTGTTTGAGGCGAAAGAGGACAATCCTTTTGATACCCCAGATGAAGCAGTGGCTGAACCAAAGAAGGTCGTTAAGAAGTCTTCCCCTCCCACCAAGGATGCTGATGACGGCTTGGGTAAAATCGTCGATAAGTGGGACGATTAATATAACCTCACCACGACTAGGCTTTTGCCGAAAGGATAACGTGCCGTATCTTGTCGTGGTGTCTTCGGCACAAGGTGGGAAAAATGGAAACAAAAGAATTTTTAGAGAAAGTTTTAGGTGATGGATATTATTCTGTGCTAGGTCTTGGAGACAAAAAGGTACAGAGTTTCCATGCAACCATAGACGATGTAATAAAAAAGGCTAACGAGTTAGATGCTGAAGGTATCAACGCATACTTTGGGTTAGCTACATTTGAAACAGATAAAGATAGACGAGTAACCAACGTAAAGAGTCTTAGTTCTTTTTACTTAGATTTGGACTGCGGTGTCGGTAAAGAGTATCCCGATCAGAATACAGCTTTTTTAGATTTAAAAAGATTTGTGGAAGATACAGGATTACCTCGACCTATGCTTATAAACTCTGGGTATGGGATACATGTGTACTGGGTTCTTACAGAGAGTGTATCGTATGGGGAGTGGCTACCCGTAGCCCAGGGCCTCAAGGACATGTGTATACAGCATAACTTGTCAGCAGACAATGGTGTAACTGCCGACGCTGCGCGGGTACTCAGAGTCCCTGGCACACATAACCACAAGCGTGGTACACAGAAACCTGTCATGTTTTTTGGTACAGGAGAATTTCGTAGCACAGAGTTTGACGAATTTGCACGAGTGGTTGGTAAAGAAGGTGTGACTGTACCTACAAAAGTAAATAATGAAGCAAACGCTCTTAAACAAGCTTTGATAGAGAACTCAGAGTTTGGGTTTAAAGATATATTATCAAGAACAATAAGAGGCACAGGGTGTGAGCAAATCAAAAACATTATGGAGAACCAACAAAACATAAGCGAACCTTTGTGGAGAGCAGGATTATCTATAGCCAAGTTCTGTAATGACGCTGACAAAGCTGTGCATAAAATGTCTGAGAGACACCCAGAATACAATCAGTATCTGACAGAAGAGAAAGCAGACCTTATAAAAGGTCCTTACACGTGCGCTAAGTTTGCAGAAGAAGATCCAGAACCATGCTCTACATGTATGCACTGGGACAAGATAACGTCGCCCATATCTTTAGGAAAAAGTATAAAGAAAGCACCTGCATCTAAAGACATACCGTTGTACCCAGAACCATATTTTCGAGGGGCAAATGGAGGTGTTTACTTACGTTTTAAAGACAAAGACAATAATGAAGAAGACAAATTAATATACCAAAACGATCTATATGTTATAAAACGTATAATGGATGTGGAGATGGGTGAAGCTATAGTTATGCGTTTACACCTACCCAGAGATGGAGTGAGAGAGTTTACAGTGCCTTTGACCTCTGTGACATCTAGAGAAGAGTTAAGAAAAAACTTATCTATGCAAGGCATAGCTGTACCAAAAATGGATGATATCATGGCATACACAACTACATGGGTAACACAACTTCAAGCAAAGGGAGCCGCAGACCAAGCAAGAAGACAGTTTGGCTGGACGGACGACGAACATACGGGGTTTGTGGTTGGCAACCAAGAAATACACGCTAAAGAAACAAGGTTTAATCCTCCTTCCACACCAACAGCAGGTTTGTTTTCATACTTTGAACCTAAAGGTACTTTAGAAGAATGGAAGGACATAATGAACTTCTACAACGTAGATAACTTTGAGTTACATCAGTTCATAGTGGGAACATCTTTTGGGTCTCCGTTGATGAGTTTTTTACCTATAAAATGTGCTTGTTTTCACACGCACAGTAAGGAGTCAGGTTTGGGTAAGACAACTGCTATGATCGCAGGGATGTCTGCATGGGGAGATCCTGATGAGCTTATTCTAGATAAAGAGGATACGTATAACACCAAGATGAATAGAGGTGAGATATACCACAACTTACCGTTGTATATGGATGATC